AAGGTAATGTTATCAAACAGATTACCGAATCCAACAACCAATTTTCTTATGACACGATTATATGTTGACATTAAATTCTTCCAAACGGATTGGTTTCTGTGAAGTCAATAATATTATTTGCAGTATCAAACAAATATGCATTGTCATATACTTCATTTCTTGTGCTATCTTTTAACGGATCAAAAGAAGCCAAATAGTATTCTGCGTTACTTGTTGCACCAATGATTGCAACGTTGTCTCTGAATTCACCAGCAATATTGGTAACCTTTAATGTGTCTTCTGGTTTAATAAATTCTTGTACAATAGCCACAACCCATGCATTTGCTTGTGTACCATCTAAAGATTGAAATACAATTTCTCTTGCTTCATATGAACCTTCACCTTGGCCGACAATCAAGTCTAATGTGTAACTTGATTGTATCATAACATCATCAATATCTTCCACACCAGTGTCGATAACTTCTTGTGAATACTTGAATTTCTCTAGTTCCAATTCATAGAAGAATGGTATCTTGCGACCTAACATAAAGAAATCTTTAGTTTGATTTGTGAATTTAATTTCAAATAATTCACCAGTACCATTTAAAAAAGGTACATAAATCAAATCACCTTCACGTGGTCTACTGAAAGAATCTTGTGGAACTCTTTGTGAGAAAGAACGCTTGGAAAGAATGATGTTAACCGTGTTCTTAATCTCAAGACCAAACTTAGAAAAGAATTCTTTTTCACCACCATATTCCATTGAACTTGATAAGTAGAATTCAATTGGAAAGGCTGAACCAAATCGTTTAATTGGATCCTCACCATACAAAATATCTCTATCGGTTTCATTTTCAATAGGTAAATAGTAGGCGTCAAAACCCATAATCTTGATTGACTCAACAATCAAGTCTTCAATTACTCTCTGCTCAGCAAGAGAGTTATAATTATTAAAATAAACCGAGGTTGCCATATTAGTTCATGAACATTTCTAATGGTGCACCATACTTGTCACCGATTTCCAAATGAAGTGCATCTATTTCATCTTTGGCTTCTTGATAAATCTTATCGCCATTTAGTTTGACACCACCTGGTAATTGAATGCCTTCAAACTTTTTAAGGTTGTTACCCCAAGAACGTTTGATAAGTGCTGTTGCATATTCTTTTAACCAACGGTCATTCCATGCTTGCGTGTAAATATCAGGATCAATTGTTGCATAACACTCCGCAATCACTGTTGTGCCAACTGGTGCTTCGGTTCTACCCCAACCCCAATCAATATACAATCTTTGCATGTGTCTTTGAAATCTAATAGGCACTTCACCCGTGAACAGTTGTTCCAACATACGCAGGTGTTGTAATGTTAATGTATAGTTGATGTATGATGCTGAGGTAAAATCATACAATTCATTTAAACGTAATTGATATCTCAAATCAAACATATTAACTTGAGAATGTGAATCGGAAATAGGAAATATTCTGGTCACACCAGCAATTTGTAGTGCGTTGTTTGATGCATCTTTGGCTTCAGATAAGTTCAAATATTTGTTATTGATATCTGTTTGGTCTATTCTTTTTATGTAATATACTTTTTGTAGACCATCAAAGTGATAATCTTGCCAGTATTGCAATGCATCATCAATACGGTCTTCTACCTGGTCGTCATCAACGTTGATTTCAATTACTGGAAATCCTAGTCTACGCAGGCAATAGTCTTTAAATGCCGCTCTTGTTGTGATTGTTTTTGCCATTATATCCCCCTATAGGGATATTTATGCTTCTGGTTCCGTTGGTTCCACATATTCGACCCAAGAAAGAGTTTCTTCATCCCAAGTCCAAGAACCTTGTGCAGGATAAGGTGTATGAGGTATGATATTATAATTCTCATAATCTATTGTCCATGATGGGTAAGGACAGGATGCAACTAAATCTGCAATTTTTTGCTGACGTTCTTCATCAGAAATTTTATTGATTATCCATACATCATAACAAATACCATCAATGATTTTGTATTCTGGTCCTTCAACCACTTCGTCCCATTTAGCATACGGTTTATCTACACGTACAAATTCGCAAAAATTTTCAGGTGGATTTTGAAAATCTATACCTGGATAAATCATTTCTAAATTAGATATTTGTATTGGATGATTGATTGGTTTACCTTCTTGTAATTCAATATATAACTTCATAATTTTTCCTTAATTAAACATCGAGTGTTGGTGCAGGATACTTATGTCGAGCACCCCAAGTTATTCTTACGCCACCTGGTCCACCATTTGACCGTCCAGCAGTATAGTTATTACCTGCGCCACCACCACCGCCGCCGAAAGTGCCGCCTTGGCCAGTTGAAGCAATAACACTTCCGTCTGTTCCTGCACTACCAGCAATGCCAGCACTACTAATCGCTGAAGATACTTGTCCGGTGTCTTGCAATGGGTCTTTACCCCAACCATATATTCCCGTGCCGCCACCACCACCACCCATTGCTAATGCTGCTTTGCCAGTGGATCCACCAGCTGCTGCGCCTGTACATGCAAGTCTATTGGCTGTATATGGAGTTGGGTATTGTCCGTTAGCTGCTGCGCCTGCTGACCTTCCGTTGCCGCCAGTAAATGCATCTCGGTTATAACCACCAGCGCCACCGCCGCCGCCACCTTGCGCCGTGGTACCGGTGCTACTTGCACCTCCTGCACCACCATTCATACCACCACTACTTTTAGCAGTGGCATGTACTGAGTATGCTATGCTGCCGGGTGTGCCTAGCCCAGCTGCAACTGCTGCAAACCCGCCGCCGGCTGTTAGTAGTAATAATGTACCGCTGAATGTAATAGGTGATGCTAATGTACCTACTGTTTGTGAAACACCTATTGTGTATGTTCCTTCGTAACCATATTCACCTGTTTGAAATGCATTTATAGTTGTTGATGTTACACCAGAACCAGTTATAGTTATTCCAGTTGTTATTAATCCTGAAATCATTTGAGTGATATATAAATTTGTGCCTGATATAAAACCTTGAAATGAAACGTTTCTGGTAACAGTACTAGCACCACCTGCCGTTGCTGTGTTTAGTGCGGTTGATTGACCTCCAGCACCAGCAACAACAGTAAATGATTCTCCAGGCTCACATCTGAAGTTTGCCCAAGCTAAGGCTGCGCCGCCCCCGGAACCTTTGCCGGTCGTACTAGTTCCTTGCATACCTGCGCCACCGCCACCTATAGCACATACTGAAAATTCACGAACACCTGCGGGTACAGTCCATGTGTATGTTCCTGGTGTAAAATAATTTTGTTGACTGTTGGTTACCGCAGTTGAACCATAATAGTCGCCTGTATTTGTAGAAGGGTATCCTCTGCCTGCACCCCACATTATTCTCACACAACCTCTAGCACCATAACCTGAACCTGTACCAGGATTCGAGCTTAATCCGCCGGCACCGCCGCCGCCAAATAAACCAGCATTATGTGACCACTCAGAAGGCTTCCACGCATTTGCAAGTAATTGAGCTTGCGGACTCATATATGATGAATATGGCAATCCACCCGATCCACCACTGCCTGCCCATCCACCTGTTAGTGTAGCTGAACCATTTGATCCTTGGCCCCAAGGTCCTGTTCCACCTCCAGCGCCTGCCGTGGTATTACCGACTCCGCCGCAACCACCGGCACCACCACCCTGAATACCATCTTGTGCAGTACCACTTGGTCCACCCGTACCACCAGTACTGGTTAAATATTGTCCAATAGTAGCATACCCTGCTGCGCCACCGCCGCCGGAACACCTTTCGGATGATGCTGCTGAAGTAACGAATGATGGCCCACCATACGAAGCTGAAGCATCAGTTAAATCATATCGACTGGTTGTTCCGTTGAATAAAAATGCACTACTCGATTGGTTAGCACCAGCCAATGTCGTTCCACCACCTTGGCCACCAGCTGCACTTAACAATCTTGTGGCGCCTCTTGCTATATAAGATTCGCCGCCATTTCCACCACTAACAGCAGAAGCTAAAGCATTGGTTCCACCGGCACCTACAACGACCGTTATTTGTTCACCAGGTGTTACTGGTATTTTATTGCCCCAAGCTAACGAACCACCAGAACCACCGCAAGCAGGCGCTGTAGCATGTGCGCCGCCGCCGCCTCCTCCACCAATACAACAAACATGAATTTCATAAACACCTCTAGGTACAATCCAAGTAAAAGTACCTGAACTGGATGTCCATTCTTCTTGACCTGCTAATGCTACGTAATTCACTGCATTATTAATAAACATAACACCTGACATATTAATCCGTATAGTATAGAGTTATTTTTAGACCTTTTGCACCAGTGCCAGCACCGAGTATGTCAACACTAATTTCTGCATCATCAGCTACCGATGTTGTCACATATGTTGTTGGAGTTGCAGCAGTTGTACTGGTTTTTTCTGCTGCATCTATTGTTAATTTATTTGAACCAAGTATTGTTGTTCCCGCCACTTTAATATCAACGTTAACTATACCAGATGTTGATGCAACGTTTAGTGATGCTCTAGGTATACCAGTTAATGTCATTGCAGAAGGTGCTCTGAATGTTGCCCTAGCAGCACTGACTGTAATGTTTGATGTATCATCTGTAACTGCAAAAATTATAATTTCAGAATTTGCTTTTGCAAACGCAGCATTAGCCTGAGCTCTCGCCCATGTATCTGCACCACCACCTCCACCGCCTGTATTAGCAGCTAAATATGCTGCGTTGGCATGTGCATAAGCAGCATTAGCAAATCCAGCCGTAGTGTTCTGTGCGGTATAAGCAGCATTAGCAAAACCAGCCGTAGTGTTCTGTGCGGTGTAAGCTGCATTAGCAAATCCAGCCGTAGTGTTTTGAGCTGTGTATGATGCGTTGGCTCTTAAAAAAGCACCATTAGCAAATGATGCACCGGAGTTTGCTTGGTCGTAACCAGAATTGGCTCTTAAAAAAGCACCATTAGCAAATGATGCTGCTGAGTTTGCTTGCAGGAATGATGCATTGGCTGTATCTCTGGCCCACGCATCTGAACCGGCGCCACCTCCACCACCTGTATTTGCTTGGGCATATGCCGCATTAGCGTGAGCATAGGCCGCATTTGCAAAACTTGCTGCTGAGTTGGCAGTTATGAAAGAACCATTGGCAAATGAAGCCCCAGAATTGGCTGTTAAAAAGGCACCATTAGCAAACGATGCACCACTATTAGCAGTTACAAAAGCTCCGTTTGCAAAACTTGAACCGGAATTGGCGGTATTATATGCATTATTGGCTTGTGTTCTTACCCATGTATCAGTAGAGTTATTTGCCTGCAAGAAGGCTGCATTGGCCTGTACAAAGGCTGCATTTGCGGCCGCATAGGCAGACGGCACCAACGATGAAAAATCATTCGCTGAGTTTAAACCTGATGGAAGTATCGTTGTTAATGCCATTTTATTTTATGATTTGATTATAATATTTATGGTGTTTCTTGACTGTGTTCATCTGGTGGTAAATCAAAAACTTCCCAATTCCAAATAGATATATTCCAAGAAAGTAATTGATTCTCTTTTACTTCTGGCTTATCCGGCACTTCAACGTAACCAATCAAATCCAATTCTTCTTGTGTGAAAGTTGATGGATCAGTTCGTGTAAAACCATTAGGGAACCTTATACGAAAAGGCAATTCTTCTGGATAACCACGGTTTAAAGAATATAATTTTGCCATATTAAGATGATATTCTTACTGTTGTTAAACTTGCATCCCACGCATATGTTCCCGAATAAACTCCTGCTGCGTTACCTGTATAACTCCAGTCTTCATTAAAAGACACCGATTCAACACTATTAGTCCATGGTGTTGTGCCCGTTCCTTTTGTTGTATTACATGCAACATAATCCCAAACTTGACCAGAATCATTGTGAAAATCATTTAGTCCGGCAACAGGAGAATATATAACAGAATTGCTTACTCTATGTTTTGAAGTACCCAGCGGTATGTAAGTTCTAGACCAAAAACCATTTGCATTTACCTCTCGTAATACAGTGTTATAAAGACCGCCAGACATAAGGTCTTTAGTCATATTTGATGTAATACCGTGAAAGATTGCTGAATTGCTACTTGGTAATCCACCTTGTTGCCGGTGAAACCAAGCCACAGAAAAATTATCTACACTACCGCCGTTGTCTCTTTTAATATAAGCACCAATAAGTTTTGAATAAGCATGTTGAAATGTTGATATAACAGTATCACGAGCTCCTTGAGAACCTGATGGAGAACTAGTTCGATTTTGAACATAAGACAGTGTTACTTGTCCTGGCGCACATATAAAATTAATTGGATGACCAGAATCATAAAACAACGGTGAACCGTTATTTTGTATAAGAGAAGTTCCTCTAAAGATAGTGCCGTTAGCACAATCATAAGAACCTGGTAAAATTACAATAGCATTGTTCGATGTGGTATCATCCGGACCACCTTTGCATTTATCTATTGCTGCTTTGATGCCGGCATATCCATCTGATTGTGTAACATAAAAAACGTTCGGACAAGACCTTATTAGGTTCAAATATGCAGCTGGAAATATTTTTGTTAAATCGTTGCCTACAGCCCATTGTTTATCTTTTGTGGCAACACTAATGTTTTCTAGTGAAAAAACACCAGAAGCTTGATATGGATTAGATACAACTGTTCCGCCAATTATACCAGAATTAGAACGCATTAAGAAACTTCCTCATAAGAACAGACAATATTTAATGTGCTATTTGCTGAAGCCAAACAATTTAATGTATCACCTTCTTCCAAATAAATTGATTTGTTTAATAAATCTAAGGTTGCATCAGCAGGCACAGCAATTGTTTTTGCAACATAATACGGTGTCGATGACCTGTTCAAATCAATACTTATATCACCAGAGTTTGTACCGTGTACATTTGATACCAATAACAAATTAACCTTGTATACTTTACCACTAGATGTTGCATTGGTAAGAAATGCGGTATTTGAAGTTGTTACGTTTGCTACTGCTGTTTTACCTGTAACGGTTACTGATGTTAATAAATTTGGTGCTGCCATGTTATCCTCCGAATAATATGCCCATAGTCATTGATTGGGCTCTTGTTGTTCCACCGCCACCTGATGACACTGCACCACTCTTAAAGATGATTGCATCGACCTTGGCACCATTGGCCGGTGCAGATGAAAGTGTAAGTGTTGTGGAATTTGCTGTAACTGTATATGCTGACTTCAACTGTATAACACCGTTCACGTTAATGATAACGTTGTTTGCATCAGTCGGTGCGGTAGACATTGTAAAGTTTGTTGTACTGCCATCGCCAGTAAAGTTATCTATATTTACTGCTATGTTACCAGAAGCAGGCACCCTTGTCCATGTACTATATGTACTACTGTAAACATATGTTATACCGTTTACTGAGGTCGTTTGACCATTGGTTGGACTTGTTGGAAATGACATATTTTATTTATGATGCGTTTATAAATTGAATTGACTGTGGTGCAGCAGTTAATCCATCGCCACTAAATTGTTCTGTCAGTTTTGTAAATGTGTCGTTTGAATTAATGGTATATACTGCTGCATAAGGTATGTTGGTACCATAACCAACACAAACATACTTTGAATCTTTACTGATTGTTACAGTAGTTCCTGTTGTGGAACCAAATGATACACCAGCACCAGAAAGTGATAGTTTTGTAATTACATCTGTGCTTGTATTTATTTTAAAAGCTGCAAAGAATGGACTTGTTCCACCAATTGTCACCACATAATTAGAATTTGATGAACCTGCTATATCAACAATAGTTCCTACTGATGGTTGAGTTGCTGGATTGCTTAATTTTAAAATTGATGAACCAGTTATTTTGTAAAGTTCTATCGTAGTGCTACCAGACTTTAAAGTTAAATAACTATTTCCAGACCAAGCTAATACGTCCAAGTTTGTATCTGACGGTAATGTGGCAGGATCACTTAGTTTTGTAAATGTGTCACCACTTCTTGAATAAACTGTAAGATATGGTGATGTGGTATGTCCAACAGCCAAATAATTATCATCAAAAGAAAATTTTGTAGTTCTTCCTGCACCAGTAGGCATAGTACCTGGATTACTTAAATTTGTAAATGTATCACCGGTTCTTTTAAAAATGTACAGATACGGAGCAGCAGTCTGTGTATATGCAATATATGTTCCATCAGAACTAATCGTTAATCCAGTACACGTAGCGCTTGGCATAGTTGCTGGTCCGGTTAATTTTGTAAATGTAGTACCTGTTCTTTTGTATAATTCTAAAGTTGTTGCTGAAGTGCTACTTCCACCTATAGCTATATAATTGGCACCATCGGATGCAGCTATAGTTGGTGTACCACTTAATGAAGTCAATGAGTTTATAGAAGATGTTAAATATTGATAATTGTTTTTTGTTCTTCCATATATTCTTATTCCGTCTTGTGTTGAGACACTATTTCCAATAATCAAACCAATAGCCTTTGTTTTATTTGGCCAATTCTCATTTAAATTTTTTATGTATTGTGTTCCTAAGTCGGCCATATTTGGCTGAAATTCCAACTTTGTGTCATTGTCAGTTAAGATTGCGCCTAATCCTCTACTCTTAGACATTAACTTATATCCTCATAAGAACAAACACCTTCCAAATAACTGTTTGCACTGGCAGTTAATCTCAAACTATCATTTTCTTCCAAATAAACTTGAATATCTTTTGCAATAACATTTAGAGTAGATTTGGCCGGCACAGTAACTAGATATGCCAATCTGTATGCAGTTGCACCACCTTTATAAACATCGACTGTTACGTCAGCACTTGCTGTGCCATTGATGTTTGATATGTATAAAGAATTAATTTTTAATACTTTACCACTACTACTTGCATTAGAAACTATTGCTGTAGCAGATGTTGTGATTGCTTGACCTGAAACTTTTCCAGTTATTGTTGTTGCGCCTATTAAATTTGGTGCCGCCATGTTATCCTCCGAATACTAAATTATAACCAACAACTTTTGCAACATCTGTTCCACCTGAACTCGTTACATTATTTGACATTGTTGGTGAAGTTATATCTACCCAATAATTGCTTGTGCCATCATTTATATATTCATAAAGAACATCATTGGTTGTTAAATACCATTGGTCTCCAACACTCGGAGAAGAAGGTGTGGTATTAGAT